GCTCAGTACGGCGATGAGTCTGCCGCAGTTGTCACTGCGGGGTCAGGAGCTTCATCATTTACCTTTAATAATGGAGTCGAACCTACGCAGGGTGCTCTTTTTAGTCTATCTCGACCGGAAGCTAATGATGGTTTGGTTAAGGAAAATAACGCTCATGCGATTGCCGTTGGTGATAAGTATGTTTTTGGTATTAAATCATTGGCAACTGATTCGTATCTTATGGGTTTCCGTGGTAAACTTGATGCTTCTTCGCTTTCAGTCAAGTTATCTGCCCTTCGTTCGGCAACGGCATTACAGAAATATAAGGAGATTCAGAATAGTAATGACCCTGACTTTGCTGCTCAGGTGCTTGCTCATTTTGGTATTAAGCCTAAAGTCGATTCTCGCACTTCTGTTTTTATTGGCGGCGATGATAAAACGCTTAGCATTAACCCACAGGTTAATACTAATTTCCAACAGGGTGGCTTGCCGGATATTAAAGCGATTGGTGTCGGTGATTTGTCTGCGGGTTGTAAATTCACAGCGACTACTTATGGTATGATTATCGGTATTTATCGAGCTGTTCCGCAGTTGGATTATGCGCATGTAGGAATTGATAGAAATTTGTTTAAGACTGATGCAACGGATTTCCCTATTCCGGAATTGGATTCTATCGGCATGCAGACACAGTATAGATGTGAGTTGAGTGCTCCTCTTATTGGTCTGTGTAAACATTATGTACCGTACAAAGAACTTAGTACCTCCATTGATATGTCTTTGACGTATGGCTATGCACCTCGTTATGCAGAGTTAAAATCTGCTCGGGATTATTTTGAGGGTGGCTTCTGTGGTACATATAATACTTGGGTTACAGGTTATGACCAAGAGTTTCTCTCCTTGTGGCGTCGGAACTCTGATAGTTCAGGTTTTACAGGACCATTGTATGGTATTGATGACCTGTTTAAGTGCCGCCCGTCAATGCTCTATCCTATCTTTGTAAATCAATGGTCGGGTACAGTTAACGATGATAAACTTCTTATTGGTAGTGTGAATACTTGTGTTGCGGTTCGTCCATTTAGTATGTATGGATTGCCTAATAGTAAATAATTTAAAAAATGTTTTGATTATGAAAGCTAAAGAAAAAGTCGTTTATGTTCCTCCTGTTTATGAGGAAGTACAACATGAAGTCACTTCCGTAGATGATAATAATGTTCCTTTGCGAACTTCTTTCCATACTGATGTATCTTTATTGCAACGTATTGATAATATGCGTGTTGATGCACAAACTCTGCGGGAAATTAAAGAATCAATGCAGCCTATGATTGACAATTCTAATTTCCGTAATGAGTTCGAAGAGACTTTTGGTTCTTTGACTGACGATGAACTCATTAACTCTTGCCCTAGTCGCTATACGCAGACAGCTAGCGAAAAAATGAACTATTTGAAAGAGTTGGCTGTTAAGGATAGAGAAGCACGTGATAAGGCTGCTGCTGTTGCTAAGGAGCAAGAAGAGAAAGATAAGATTGAGAATGAAAATAAGGAGTTTCAGGCTCGACTTTTGGAAATCTTTAAGTAATGTTGCTTATGGTATCTAATATGATTAATTGGAGTACTGCCGCTTTAGGCGGTGCTCCTTTTCGTTTGAATAAATGTACTGCTTTAGGTTCTGCTGGTAAAGGTGCTGCTGCAGGTGGTGCCTTTGGTGGTGCTCCTGGTGCTCTTATTGGTGGTGCTCTTGGTTTTGCGGGTGATCTAATTGGTGGTCTTTTTGGTAAGCATAATACCGACAAAACAAATGAGTGGAATTATAAAATTATGCAAGAGCAGAATCGCTTTAATGCTGAGGAAGCGGAGAAGACACGTAAATGGCAAGAATTGATGTACCAAATGTATGGTACGTCTTCTGCTAAGGCTAATGATTTGCGTGCTGCGGGGCTTAATGCTATGCTTGGTGACGTTTCTGCCAGTGGAAATGTTGGAAGTGGTGCTACTGCTACAGGTGCGGAATCTGCTCAGATGTTACCAACAGATTATGGCTTTGTAGGCGATGCTTCAAAATTAGGTTTGGCTGCTTATAATACTACTCGTTCTGTCGATTCATCTGTTGCTTTGCAGAAATCTCAAGAGAATGTTAATAAGTCTATTGAAGGTGTTAACATAGCTCAGAAAGGTCTTATGGAATCTCAAACCGATATGCAGAAAATGACCTATAAATTTGCTATGGATACTTATCAAAATAGATTGTTACAGGAGCAGTTTAAGGCTGAGTTATCCAATTGGCAAGGTTTTGATGCTATGTATGATGCTCGGTTAAAGGCTTTCAGTCTCTATAATGTCATGCCACAGGAAGTTGAAAAGAATGTTGCTCAAACAATGTCTTTTTATGCATCTGCTTTTCGTGATATTGCTGACGGTAAATATACGCTTAAACAGACTGAGAATTATGGTAAGTGGTTATCTATTCAGCAGACTTTTGCTCATGCTGCTACTGTTCAAGGTCAAGCCGCTCTAATGCAAGGTCGTGCCGCTCTTACTAATGCCAGTGCAAATGTGAGTTACCTTAAACAGTTAGGCGGATATTATGGCTCTTTGACTTCTGGACAAAACATGTCAAATGATATGCAACGTTATTATACCGATTTCATGCTTGGAAAAATGCCTATTGGTAAAGCTGAAAGTATTTTGCGTCAAACACCTTATAAACATTTACTTGATTTGAATATTCAGCAGAATGAGTGGTCATTAAACAAGTTGATGCAAGAGCCTGATTTGATACGTTCCCTTAGCGGTATGTACAAATCAGAAACATCTCTTACTAACAAGCGTGTTGATAGTTATGATACCGATAAAATCTTTGAGCGTGGAGAATCTGTCTCCCGTATGGTTAAGAATATCTCTGATGGTATCAGTAACTTTACACCTAAGCCTAGATTTAAAAAAGGTTCTTCTGCCGGTAGAGAATCGACACCGCCGCCTAGCGGTAAATCATGGCTAGATGCTTATCGTGAAAATCCTAATTATAATCCTACAGGTTATAAATAATAATTTGGGCGCAAAGGTTAGACCTCTGCGCCCTTTTTGTTATGCTTTTGTACTTTAATTAAACTTTTTTCTTGACACTACTAAATAATTTAGTTAAATATCAGATAATTGTACGTTATATAATGCAAACGTGTTCCCAGATAATTCTCATTCAACATAAATACCTTCCGTAAAAATCCATATTTTTTATGAAATAATAAAAATTTATATTAAACTCTTAATGTATCTGTTTTGTATTTGTGTGCGTGCGCATTTTATACGTACGTACACAATTTAACTAAACAGATATCTTATTTTGGTTTGTCTGCTAGAAAAACCTTAGCTTTGCGCGGAAAAGTCTATAACTCTCTACTAACTACCTTTTTATGAAAATTTTCCCCCGAAAATTCCTACTCTCTTGTTTGAGGTAGGCAAAAGTGGGAATACACTTTCCTAATTACTGCACTTTTGTTCCTTAGTAACTATTTTCTTAATTAATGTTAACAGATTTGGTAGTTCTAAAACTTTTTCGTTATCTTTGCGCCATGAAAAAGGAAATAGTAAAAATTATCATCAAAGTAGCTTTGTATGCGCTTGGATTGATAGCTGCTTATTTTGGTGTCTCTACTGTGACATCATGCAGTACGTCTCACAATGTAGTTGCTAGTGGTCGCACTACTATTGTATCAGTAGATACCACAATTGTTAAACATAATGGCTTTGTCCGTTCTAAAAATTTTAAGCCCTATGGTGAAAATTAATTCTCGCTGCTTCATTGTCGAAGTTAACAATGTTCAGTATGTTGTAAAGTATGGCAAAATTGATGAGTTTCTTTCTTTGTTTTTGCCTAGTGTTGTTATCATTTCTTCTATGATTACTTCTCCCGTTTCTTGGGAACATGAATATCAATGGTACAAACGTATTTAGTTTAATTTTGATTATGACTGCTAAAGATTATTTGACTGCTCTCAAAGTCATTAGAGAGATTCAGCGCAAACAGGCATATTGTAGTGGTCAATCTAAACCCTATCTTGCTGAAACGCTGAAAGAGATTGAAATGTATTGTCCTTTGGATTTTTCCAAAAGTGGCGGTCGTGTTACCGATAAGGTTATTTTAAGTTGTTATAATGGTAATTTATTTAGTATATAATTATGGCTTTATTCCCTCGATGCAATAATCCTGTTCCTGTCGTTGGTCGGCATGGTGTCACTCTTGTTGGCTGCCATTCGTGTATTCAATGCCGTGTTGCTGCACAGGAACATCTTTGTAAAATACTCGAGATAGAGGCTTCTAAACATAAATATATTGAATTTCTTACCAATACGTATGATGATAAACATCTTCCGTATATAGATACTTCTTATATGTACCCGTTCGGCTATGCTATTCGTGTTCCTAATCGGGTTATTAAAAAGTACAATCGTAAGACTAAAAGTTTTTATTTTGTTGAGGATAAAGTTTCTAAGTCTTTTCAGCTCATAGATTTTGAAACTATAGATACTGCTTCTATGCTTCGTGATTACTATGAACGTATTGATAAATACTATAGTAGATTTCCGTTTCGGTCACGCGGTATACGTAATAATTCTGTTATCCCCATACTTTGGTATGACGATATACGAAAATACATTGGTCGTTTAAGAAAATGGTTTTTTAAAGAATATGGTGAAAAAATACGCTACTACATTGTTTGCGAGTACGGTACACAATCATTCCGTCCGCATTATCATATCCTATTATTCCACGATTCGCCTAGAGCGAGAGCAGATTTTAGGAATGTTCGGTCTTTGCCAATGTCCACAAGAGACAATCCAAGAGAAGTTTGTATTAAACTCGATTTGGCTGGATTATGGCTCTATGGTGATACGACTACAAAGGTTACCGATGGTAATATGCAAGAATACGTTTCTAAGTATCTTACACAACATTCTGATTTCCCTCGAGTGCTTGACAAGTTTCCACAAAGGAGTTTTCACTCAGTCTTATTGGGTTCAAAGAGCAAATCAGAGGTTAAAGAACTTCTTACCTCTAGAGACTTCGAAGCACTTACAACAGATTATGTTGTTAACAAAAAAGGTATCAGGCGCCCTGTTTCCATGTCGGATACGTATTACTCTCAACTGTCCGTTAGATTTACAGGTTCTTCCTTTTTCGATGTTAACGCAACTTCTTCCCTGTTTCGTTCGGTGGTATTCTGCGCCCGCCGGTTCTTCGATTCGCCAGGTGAAATCTACAATGATGCATCCGTAAGGGAGTTTATGTTGTGGTTACTTGACCCAGATACTTCTGTGTTATATAAACATATTTATCAGTACCGTGCTGTCTGTAGGTATATTGAGGAATTCGCTAAACCTATTTATAATAGTTCCGGTTCTGTCAATCCTTTAAAATCGTTGCTTTATGCTGCACATCATCACTATTCGTTATCCTCCTTTTTAGGTTTGGATTCGTACACATGTTTAAAATTACGTTTTGATTTCATTGCATGGAAAGATTATCAAAATATGATTCAGTATTTTCAGGCTCTGGAAGACGATAAACTCTTTGTGTATGAAAATTATGCTAGTATGTCTCCTTTTACGGGAACATATGATTTTAATGTTTTAAAAACACGCTCTATTTTTCAGTATCAAGTCCAAAAAGCTAATATGGCTTTTACTGAAAATATTAAACATAGAGCCGTTGTGGATTCTTATAAAAATTAATTTTATGGTTAGTAAAGTTTTAGGTATGCATCGCCTTAAAAATAAGGTGAATAGAAATGCATTTGATTTGTCTCATCGTCACATGTTTACTGCACAGGTTGGCGAATTGTTGCCCGTGTTTTCTCAATGGGTAAATCCTAATGAGACTTTTAAGATTGGTTACAATGGTAAAACTCGTACCGCTGCGCTTAACTCTGATGCGTTCACTCGTATTCGTGAAAATATCCAGTATTATTTTGTACCATTTCAGAGCCTTTGGCGTTTTTTTGAACAACAGGTCAATAATATGACTGTTGGCGATGCGGGTCAGAATATTGCTAAGGCTGCCGCTAATTCTACTACTTCTGCAGCTTTGTCTACCGCTATGCCTTATATTTCTTATGTAGACTTAACTAGGTTCTTAAATGCTTACTTACAGCGTCTTTATTCTGCTCTTGATCAATATTTCACAACGGTTGAGTCTGGTAAACAGTCTATAACTGGTTTTTATGATTCATGTATTCATGGTTCATATCCTGACGTTTTTGTTTGTGACGGATATCGTCTTTGTCGTGCTGCTAAGCTTTTAATGTCTTTAGGTTATGGTAATTTTTCTGCTGTGATACAGTATGATGGTTTCGCCATGGCAAACCTTTTTGTACGTACTGGTCATACTTGGAGCCTTACTGAATTTAAAAAAAGTGAATACGCTTTAGATTTGTCTCAGTTTGAAGCTTTGGGTATTAAAAATAGTCCGAATATGTCTATTTTCCCTCTCTTGGCTTATCATAAGATTTGTAATGACCATTATCGCAATGAGAAGTGGCAACCTTTTGAGCCTTGGACTTGTAATATTGATTATATTGTTCCTACTGGTAACATGAATGCGGGCAGTTTTATCAGTTTGTCTGCGTTTAGTTCTGAAAAGACTACTCTTTTCGATCTGGAAAATTCTAATCTTCCTATCGATTACTTCACTTCGGTTTTACCTCGTGCTCAGTACGGCGATGAGTCTGCCGCAGTTGTCACTGCGGGGTCAGGAGCTTCAAACTGAGA